TCGTCACCGTAGCCAGCTTTACGAGCCTCAGAGATTTTTGTTTGTAGACCGTCCATGATCTTGTCCTTATTGTGGGCCGAAGATTGAGCCTAATGGCTTGCGTTGTTGACCACCAACATTAGCACCACCAGAGTTCTTCATTACTGATGGTATTGTCGCTGGTGCGCCAAGAGCTTTTGTTGCATCAAGGTTGTACTTTGAACCAAAATCAGCATACTCGTTGCGCTTCATGTTGTAAGTCTGACCAGCAGCAGCATACAACTCGTTTGCAAGATTCTGGAAGTCTTGACGTTGCGTTGGTGTGAGCTTTGTACCCTTTGCCCAATTGTCAACGTAGTTCTGTAAACGGTCCATCTTTCCAGCTGCAGCCATAGAGATGCCGAGTTCAGATTCACGCACCACGGAGCCCGGATCAAGCAACTTCATAATCTTGGTTGCAGCAGCAACATCACCAATTGGGTTCTCTTGCTTGAGTGAAGATTGGACTTGCTTATATGCTGATTGCATATCCGCAAAGTCTTTGTAGATTGGTTCACCAGAGAACATCTTTTTCAAGTTTGCTTCGTTCTCAAAACCTTTTTGTCCTGCGCCCATATCCACATTGACAGCACCAGATTTGCGGTAACCGTGAAGTGCATTTATGCCAGCTTGACCAGTACCTTTTAATGGCATACCAGACACGTACTCCAAAGCACGAATGTCTGCTGGAATTTCAGCATTAGGCTTTAGCTTGTTTGCTTGCTCCAAGAACTTGCTTGCATCTTCAACTTGACCAGCATTGAAAGCAATCTGATAGTTACGCATTGCACGTGCATACATCAAATCATTTTGATTCATTGGCTGTGGCTGTGGCGTTGCAATTGTTTGCTGTTGTGGAGTCAATGCAACACCAGTTTGATCTGCTGCAACTGGAGCAGAACCTTCTGGTGGAACACCGCCACCAAGATTAGCGCCAGCCAATGCCTGACGATACAAACCAAGACGCTTTGCTTCATCCAACTTTTGGCGTGACAATAAATTAGTAATTGCACCAGTCTGTGCTTTACTATAACCCTCTTGTCCTGCTTGCAAAGCACCGCCAATAGCTTGCCCAAGTGAAACTGGACGTGCGCTAGGACCACCAGCTTGCATTAAAGCTGCTGCTGCTTGCAACATTGCTTGGTTCTGGATGCCTTGTGTTTGTTCTGGAGTCAGATAGTCTTCAAGACCAGAGCCGCCCATGCCAAAGAGTAAACCACCGAAATCTTGAGTCGTTGCCATCATTTACTCCTTACAGAAGACCTAACAAGCCACCAGCCAAAGCGCCGTAACCTGCTCCACCAGCTCCACCAATCATATTGCCCAACATACCGCCAGACAATGCGCCACCAAGAGCTGAAGCACTTTGGTTCTTGTAGATTGGCGTTGTAGTTGTGCCACCAAGGTTTGCTGGTTGCAAGCCAAGTGCAGATTGAGAGATACCCAAACGCTCCAACGACAAGTTACGAGCTGCATCCAGCTTGGCTTGTTCCAATGCTTGACGTTGAGCTTCAGATTGCATCACAGCTTGAGAGCCAGCAATGCCCAAGTTCTGCTGTTGTGCAGCCAAGTTGCCAATCTGACCAGCAGCGCTCAAGCGCAAGTTAGCGCCTTGCAGCATACGGTTTGCATCAGACTGACCGAGTTGTGCGGCAGTGTTGAAGCCAGCAGAGCGCAAGTTCGCAGCAGTGCTAGAAGCATTGCGCAGTGCAGCTTCGTTTGTCAGAGCCTCTGCAACACCTTGACGTGAGCCGCCAAAGGCTTTTGCAGCAGTAGCAGCAGCGCGATCTGACAAACCAGCACGTTGACGTGCAAGCTCAACATCACCAAGAGCGGCTTGAACAACTTGACCTTCGTATGGGTTCTGATATGCACTCATGTACTGAGCGCCAATCTGTGGCGTATATCCAGACAGTTCACGAGTCAAGCGTGATGCTTCAGCAGTACCAGTTTGACCAACGCCGCCAAGACCGATATTGCGCAATTGCTGTTCAGCAGTGCCGTAGCTACCGCTGAAATCAGCAAACTGTTTTTGACCTAAACCAGCAGCAGTTGCGCGAGCTTCTTCCAAATTGCGCAGATAAGCAGCCTTCATTTGTGGGTCAATGGCTGTGCTTGATGTGGAAGATGATGGCTGACTGCCACCAAGTCCACCACCAAGAGCCAACGCACCAGCGCCAAGACCAAGCATCTGACCAGTTGAAAGACCACTCAGCAAGCCAGTAGCGCCAGCAGCAGTTGGGCTTGTAAGCCATGCGCCACTAGCTTCTCCAAGCAACTCAGGAGCAGCAGCGCCCCAACCTTCAGACAAAGCAGGAATGCCGTAATAAGCGCCGCCAGCAAGCAAAGCAGCCTTACCTAAATCGCTACCAGCAACGTCTTTGACGGTATCAACTACGCCACCAACTGCATCTGTAACTGAACTTACAACGCCACCCATATCATTCCCCTTTGTTACGCCTTGAAGCGTAGATGTAGGCTTTTGAGCCATCAACCAAAATTATTTGACACTTCTCAATCCAGCCAAACGATTTGGCAAACCTAATGAGCTTGGTGTCGTCTTCTCGAATCAACGCTGCAACTGGACAATCCACCAATGCAAGCAACTGATTCACGTCTTTCCTGTAACGCCTTTTGGTGTCACCCGTCCACTTAAAAATGTCCGTGTGAAACCAGATGTTGTCGTTGAAGTATTCAAAGTACATGATGTAGTCCTGACGGACACAAACTGGTACTTTTCCTCCTTGCAACTCTTGCATGAATTTTAGTCTCTTGGCAGCTCAGTAGCGCATCAGCGCAAACCAGATGCAATTGTTTCAAATCTCATCACGCCAATACGCCAATCACTCAAGACATTTCCTGTGTATCGAACTTTTACCTGACGAGCTGAAAAACGTACATCTGTTGGCTGCGCAGCGGAATATGGTCCGTAAGTTGTTTCAACTGACATTGGGTACATTCGAGTCTTGAACGAAACAATTACCTCACCAAGAGTTTGTTCATCAGGAATAATGCGACTTACTGACATCACATTATCTCCATTGCCGATCTCTAATGGTCCAGATTCTGCGTATGGAGTAACTCCATCGTAGTCATAGCCAACTTCATGCTCATAGATGTAACCGTCAGCAGACACCATCAAAGGATTAGTGAAAACCCCACGGTCAGTGCCAGCAGTACGAGACATAGAGCCAATTGCCCAATGACCTTCACGATAGTTATAAGTGACGTAAGAATCGTTTTCATTTGATGCAGCAGATGGATAGAACCAAGTGATTTCACCATACTTACTGTTGTGAACAGCGTAAATCTTGCTGGCCTGTGTGTAGTTGATGTTCTCAAACACATAGTCGCCAACGTCAGAAGCCAAAGGCTTGACGTAACCGTCATACACCCAGAAGCCTGAACGAGACATCCACATCGCAGCAGTGTCAATCGAAGCCACAGCTTGTGATGAGATCACGCCACAGCCTGAACCAACCTTCTCAAACGAGTAGACGTATGGTGCGCCAATGTATGAAGATGCGTGGACATCAACGTCAGTAAACAGTAAGTTCAATCCACGGACGCGCTTACCACACTTCAATGAACCAACAGTCTGCAACTCAAAGTCACCAGCCTGATTGGTGGTGGAAGGTGTCCAATCTGTGTTGTCTTCTTGGTCGCACCACTTCACCATGCGTGGGTTACCTGATGCGCCAAGAGCAAAGACAAAGCGTTCAGCAGTTGTCATCACAGCAGCACATGACGTTGGAGCGCCACTAATTGCAGCAGCCAATGTTGGGCTTGAAAAGCCTAACTGCCACTCATACAGCTTGCCATCAGCATCTGAACAGGCAACGAGATACTCGCCCCAAGTGTCCATTGACCATGTAGCAGCAGGAGTCAAAGAGCCTAAGTCTGGACGAGCAACGCCGTACGCAAATGAGCCATAAGCGCCATAACCGTAACCCAACTTGGACACGGCATCAGCAGAACCAGTGGTGAAGCCAGTTGGTGTGATGTCCTTAATAGTTCCAGCTTCGTTCATCACGTACAGCTTTGAGTTCGTACCAGCAACAATCCAACGATCTGCTGAGTTATCACGCCAAGTAATAAGACCACGGCATGAACCTGTCAATTGTGTAGATGAACGCTTACGCCATCCACCAATTGGACGCAAAGTACCTTCAAACCAACGAACTAGGTTTGAGTCGTAGTAACGTCCAGAAGACTGATATTCAGTGCCATTACGGAAGACACCAGCAGGAATTTTGAGTGGAATGAGTGCCATGATCTTTGCTCTTTATGGTGGCGTTGGCAGTGTAGTTGGCAATGGCGCAATGTAGTTGACCGCCAATACTGCTGATGGAATACCAGTGTGTGGAGATGTGGCAGTCACAGCTTCAAGCGTCACATCTGTACTGTCAGCAGCCCACATGAATTCAATGTATTGACCAGCACTCATGTCAATACTAAAGCTCCAAGACAATGGAATGTGCTGACCAGAGCCTGACATTGTTGTCTGACGTGTTGAATAACCAATATCAGTCCCGCTTCTTTTTAGCCACAAAAAGATGTGCTTAGATGAGCCGCTGGTTGATTTCGCTTGCGCTGAAAACTGGAAGTTATAGATGCCGCCAACTACACAGGTCACCCTGCTTGATGATGCGACACTAACAGCGTTGTTTAGATAAGTTTGATTGAAGGTGACTGCATAACCAGTATTGGTCGCAGCCAAAGTCTGAGCTGACGTGCTGAAGAACAATCCATTTGGCGAGTCAATATATCGAGCGCCAGCAGGACCAAGCAAGGCCGCAAAAGCATTGACAACCTTCAAGAAGAAAGTCCGTAAAGCAGTATTTGTCTGCGCAACAGTCAGCCTGTCATACCGTTCTTGCGGGTTAGGCAAGTCAGGCAATGCTGGTGTGTTTAGTTGCTGATTTACGTTTTGCATAGCCTGTATTTTCGCTGAAATTAGGCTTGTAAAACTGCCAGTGCTTCAAGTGTATGTTTGACGCGATCTGCCAAACCTATGTCACCACCATTGATTTTCTTGGTTAATTGAATCCAAGTCTTACGGCCTTCGCCATCTAATGGCAAACCACTCTCAGCCAACTCATTGCAATTATGAGTTTGCCAAAACCATCCAGCACTAAGAATTGCATATTTTGGAGTTGCAACAAGCTGCGGCTCCATCACGAAGTCAACGCCAAGGGCTTTGCCACAATGGAAGTAGTTGCTATATCCAGTTAATTGGATTGCACCTCTGCCAAAAAAACGGCCACCATCGCCTGATGCTTCATCTCTGTTTCCCATACGATTGGCGTAAACCTTGTTTGCCAATGCTTTACCGTTACGAGCGTAAGGCTGTGCTGACTCCAATGTAGGGAAACGTTTAGGCCAAATCTTCATCAAACGATCTGCTGAATAGCTCAACCCTTCCTCAAACTTGGTGAAGTGAGCGCATTCATGGCCCGCCTGACCAATGAAGGCAGCTTGCTTTGTAGGAGTATTTATTGCAAACCGTTCAAATGTTTCGTTCAATGGGTCAAGAAACTTTGCATCAATGTGCAGCTTCGCTAGTTGTTCAGTTGTTACCACTGAGAGTCTCCCTTACTTGGTTGTAGCGGTCGATGCAGGAGTTGAGTTCGATGATGGCTCTGTCGCCTTCTGCGACGAGCCTGATAAGGTCTTCAACAGTCTGTCCGTCAAGTTCGGCTCTCTCTTGACCATTGCCGCTGGCAGTGGTGGAACATCCACCTTTGGTGGTTGTGTTGACGAACAGCCTTGGACGACTAGCAAGAACGCCAGACAGCTTAGTTTCAAACTCTTGTTTAATGGCTTCATCTTTAACATCCTGCTGTTCCTTTTGATGGTTCATCTCTGCGTTCTTCTGAGCAATCACCAGTTGGTCCTCTGTGTCTTTTAAGACATAGCCGACATGGTGACCGTAAAAGTATGCAGCGACCGCGACACTGATACTCCCAAGAATCATCCAAGGGTTTACCATCATCGCTCTCCTGCTCTAGCCAAAGCAATTTCCTCACGGACATCATCAGACTCCAAATGTTCTGGTGGCGTTGTAGGTGGTGGTGGTGCCACCCAAGTTTCATCCAACTCTGGGTTTTGGAAACCGTCAAAGTTGAAATCAAACATTCCCCCAGTTGGAGCCGTAGGCGCAGGGGAAGTGCTAGGCGCTACGGTTTGTGTCTTTGGGGGCTGTGACTCCACCATCTTCTGTGCTGCTGCTTGAACACCTTTACGGCTCATCACACCACCAATGCCGCCAACGACCAACAACACAATGTCATTGAGCATCTTGGCAAAGGCTTGGTCCATTGGAGCCATTGACTTCAAAGGCTGAACTACGAAGGCCAAGCTGTAAAGCATAAAAGCCACGATGCCAGCCAAGATCAGCGTGACAACGATAACGACAAAACCCCAGATACGGGTTTCAAATTCTTCAGCGGTCAGAGGACGCTGCTGGTGCTGGTTGTTGTGCAATTTGCTTCTCCAATACAGGTGCGACTAAGTAATCTGGACAATCTTGTGTGAATAAACAGTCAGGACGTTGGCATCGTTTTGCGCTGAAGTTTTTAGGGTCTTGGCAAAAATACCTGTACCTATCTTCACACGCCACCAGCATCAGAAGACTTAACAGTATCAACTTTTTCATGGTTTTCCTTGATCTCCTTTTTGAGCTTCTTCAACTGACGAATCTCGTATTGCAACTCTGACTTTAACTTCAAGTAGTCAATGACGACCAAGGCTGAAATTGGCAACGCCAAGAATAAAACAATTGACATCACAACTACACCAGCGACAAACCACCTTGTGTCTTCACGAGCCATCCTAGCGACAGCATGAACGCCCACATCCACAGAACCAGAATTAGTACCGTTGCCGTTACTATTGCCCGATCTACCCTGTGATTGCGCAGTAATTCTCGTTGCCACTTTGAATCTCTTTCACGCTTGCGCTTTAGTTGCCTGTCAAACTCCTGCTCCTCAAGAATCAGGTCATACATCTCAAGGAAACGGCTGTAAATGTTACGCAGCTCCTTTGGCGCATACACCATCGCTTCCCTGATTTGAGTTGACATATTCTCCAACTGGAGCTCAATCTCAACCCTGTCAATCGCACTATCTTCAATTGTTGTAGTCGTCTTGCTGACTTCTTCCAACTCAAGGCAATGCGCTCTCAATGTCCGTCTGATTTCAAAGAATGTCTTTAGCTGCTCACACACTTGGTGGATTGCTTGCGTCTGATACTCCTCATAACTCAGCTCTGGTTCTTTAACCTTTGTCTTCTTTGCAACGCTTGCTGCAACAACAACAACTGCTGGTGCTGATGCAACGACAGTAGCTGGCTTTTGTTCTTTCTTGCCGCCAAATAAACCAAGAAGCCACGACCAAAGGCCAGTGACTTCTTTGTAGATAGCTTTAGCATCACCAATGCCTTTTTCAACAGTCGATTTGAGCTTGTTGATTTCAGCCTTCCCCTCACTGAGCATCTCACAGCCTTTTCGGACTGCGGCAACAGCAGCTTGCGCTGCCATGAGAAGACTGATTGGGTCCACATCACTTGTCTGCTTTACCGTCTAGCTTGTCAAAGATTTGTTTGAGCATCTCTTTGATGTCACGCGTATCAGCTCGGTAGTCATCCTTTTGCACATAGTCATGCGGCAAAGACTTCAGATCATCCTCAAGGCGCTGAATCTTTCGAGTCAGGCCGTTAAGTGTGTAGACAGCCAAGAAGCCAGCAACGCTGACCACCAAGTTGAATAACTGTTGATTGTCCATGCGCTTACTCGTCAGCAGGTTCAGGAGTGTTGCCTTCTTCCAGCCATTTCAAATAGGCTTGGTAGGCTGTGTTGGCGGGGCAGCAAGGAACATAAATGTTATTTTCAACTAACAAAACACTCTCAATCGCTGCGTCTTGTTCTTTATTTACAAGTTTATACATATTACAACTCCGAAGACAAAGTGATTAAAGCACCACCAAGAGATGCAAGTGTGTAACCAGCAAGCGCCCCTGCCATAGTTACAGAAGAATTAACAGCAAGCGATAGGTTGGTGCTGTCAAATGAGACCACGCTAATACCTGACGGAGTACCGTTAGTTCCTGCTGGATTGCTAATAGCTCCTGAAGTTGTTGCAACAGTTGGTGTAGGAGTTGAACGCATACTCGCAACAAGAGGAAAAGAAGCTCTTACTGCTGACGTGCTAACTGCATAACAGAACCAAGTCGATGACTGTTGATAGTACCGCTGACACAGTTGCAACTCAGTACCATACGGGCGGTAGTCAAACGATGTGGCTGTGCTGCCTTTTTCTAGTTGAACGCCTGTGATGTAGAAGGTGGCTCCATTTGTACCTACTACGCTGGTTGCGCCTGTTGCTGAAGAATAACTAGCAGATGCCCAAGATCCAGAAGTTCCGCTTACTGTTGCTCCTGCGCCTAAACTAAAGGATAAATTTATTCCAATTCCGTTTGTTGTAAGCCAAGTGCCAGTTGTATCACCAGATATAGTGACTGATTTCTGTTCCCAAGTGTTTGCGGCACTTATGGTGTAACTAAATGGGTAACTGCGGTCAGCCGCGCTATTTCTTAAAGAGCCACCAAAAGTACCAGTTAATGAACTACGAACCCAAAAAGATAATGTGACTGTTTGTGCATTAGCAGTACCCCAACCTAAATCAGAAACATTGTAGCCTTCAATGTATTGCGGAATAACAAATACTTCAGATGAGCCTACTGTGTAAGAAGAAGTAGAAGTACAACCTAAATAGTTTTTAAAACCAGCTGGCGGAGTGACTGAACCGGCGTTTTGTTGAACGCTAAATTTTGACGCAACAGATAATGCGGCTCGCCATCTGTCTAATGTGTATTGAGAAGTAACAGGAGTAACACTAGCCCCCGCATTACGCTGGTCAATCATCATCGCACCATTGATGATACGGTTCTTGAAGCCTGTGTAAGGGGTTGTGTACTGGCCAGCAAGAGTCATTGCACCTTCGGCAACAGCCAACTTCTTTCCAGAGCCAACATTCAGGCCAACGCTTGTACCTGTACCGTCAGCCTTAAAGATTGCATCAATGGTGTCAAGATCGGTGTTGATCTTTGTACCCCATGAATCTGTTGACGCGCCAACTTCTGGTTTGGTCAGCGAGATATTACTTGTTGTTGAATCTGCCATTTTTCAGTCCTCATGCAGCAACTTGCCACGTTTCAGTATTATCAGATATTGGAGTCCAAGTCTCTGACGTATCACTAATAGTTGACCACGATTCTGACGAATCAGAAGCAACTACCCAATCAATTGATGTGGATGAAATGTCATTCCACGTTTCATTTGTGTTGTCCTCATTTTCCCACCTTTTACGTCCATAAATGTATGTGGTGGATTCGCACGAAACTGTGAAGCCTTCTGATTGGACGCGAACACCATCAATGACAACTCCGCTTGAACCTTCAAAGTTCATTGGCTGGTTGACAATAACTTGTGAACCAACCGTCATCACGGCATCGTCAAAGACGTTCATCTCAGCCAGCGCAACACGCAAGCCGCTGACAGTTACTGCACTTACGTCAGTAGATGCAAACGCTCCAATGGCGTAACGTAGACCAGAAACAGAGACAGCAGACGTAGCTGCAGCAGTTGCAGCGCCTATGGCGTAGCGTAGGCCAGCGACAGAGACAGAGCTGGAAGAAGCAACAGCAGCAGCGCCAACTGCAACGCGAGTACCAGCAACAGCAACTGAGCTGGTGGCTGCAACCGTGAATGAAGCATCAGGCTTGACGACATTGGCAGCAACGGCAACTGAGCTTGAAGCAGAAACAGCAAACGCGCCTATGCAGACGCGTTTTGCCGATACAGACGCTGTTGAAGTGTCTGCAATTGCTACGGCTCCAAGAGATACTCCGAAGGAGTAATTGCCCCCGCCGTAATAGCCAGAGCCGTATGCTGCCATGATTAGGTCAGAGTAACTGTCAGGCTAGATGCAGGAATACGGAACACATCGCCATCGTTGATAGTGCGTGATGTGGTCAATTCAGCCCATGCCAACATATTGCCTGATGTTGAAGCATCAAAGATGGCAGCGTGAGTCACAGTACCCCAGTTGCCGCCAGAAGCAGCAGCAAACTCAATTGCAGCCGAGTTTGTGGCAGTAGTTGGTGATGTGCCTGAAACGCTGATTGTTCCAGTTGCAACACGTGCGTATGCGTTACCAGTGACTTCAGTACCACCACCAGTATCTGATGGGGCTGCTGTAAACAGGCCAACATACCAAGCTGTTGGACGTGTTGCTGAGTTGGTCGTCAGCAGCCAGTTGAGAACTAGGTTCTCGGTGTAATCGCTAAAAGATGACATCTGTTATTCCTTATCCAAAAGTTCTTGCCCTTGCAACCAAAGCACCACCAGATGTAGCGCCACGGTCATCAGCAACTTGCAAGTCTTCCATTGCTGACGTATACATCGTTGCCCATACTGAGATTCTCGCATCATCCTTTAGGTATGGCGCAGCTTGCAGCAAAGCACCGTACAAATAGACATCAGGAGCAGCAGTCAGCAACCAGTTTGAATCAACAGTTGATGACAACTTAGTCAACTTTGCGTAATACGTGAGTTCAGCCGTGTAATCAGAATCTGGAACTGGAATAGTGCGAATCTGAGAACCAACAATACTGAAGAATCGTGGTTTGCTTGAAGATGGGTATTGAGCTTGCAAACTGTCCAATGCGTCAATAGTCTCAAACTGCAAAGGAGTCACTGGATTCGTTTGCAGCTTGAGAGATTTGACTTCAAGAAAGTCAGATGGAACCAAACCATACTCAGTGCTGATAGTCGCATTGGCACGAACAATCATCTGACGTGTGCGCAACTTACGCTCAATTTGAGCTTCAGCCATCGAAATGAAGTCTGGGATTGTTGCTGTCAAATCAGTTCGGTTGAGCCAATCTGCAACTGAGGACTTCAGCTCTGAGTAGGTAGAGAGTGCCATTAGGATGCCCTTTGTGCTTTATCCAAGTCACGCATCACCCAAGTGTGTTCGTGCCTAAATTCAAATGTCCCAATGTGTCCGATTTCCTTCGACACATCGTGGTCTATGTATATTTTAAAGCCAGCAGCACGTGCTTTGCGACAGAAGAAAACATCTTCGCCAATATAGCCACGCTTGTCTGTACGCCAAGGAGTTTCAAACCAAGGCTCTGACAATGACTCAAACACCTTGCGTGAAATCAACATCACGCCCATACCGATGGACTCGACTTCTTCCAAGCCTGTTGACTCTGGCATTGAATAGACAAGCTGGCCTTCCAAGCCGCGAGCTGTTGGTCCTGTTGGCATACGACGACGAGCGCAGTTAGTAGCCACAATGTCTTTGTCATGCGCCAGCAAACGTCCAGCCATGTCTTGTGGGAACGTCATGTCTGAGTCAATGAACAAAACGTGAGTACAGTTTTCACGCATTGCTTCAAGGCACAAGTCTGCGCGTTGATTCTGAATCAATGTGCCTTGGTTGATCTTCAGGCAGATTGCGTCAGGGGTGTTCAGTGTGTGGTACGCCACCATATTGACCAAACAGAACGTGTAGTTCGAATGGACCATATCTCTTGCTGGTGTGCATACTGCGATGTATTTGATGGTTTCTTGTGTCATTTTTTATACTTGTCCTTCTTTCACGCGAAAGAATTTGTTGTCAGGGTCGTTGAGCCAACGCTTCATGTAGGCATCATCATTTAACTTGCCTTCAGCTTGCAGCTTGTAATAGATTGAAAGAGGAATACGAGCAACATGGTGGAACTCACCTTTCCATCCGTTGTTCTCTGATTGAGTCAAATCCATCTTGTTCATCTCAATAATGGGATTCACATCTTGGATTGTTTCAATCGTTGCCTCATCCTTCTCTGCATCGTAATGCCAGACCTTCTTCAAGCCTGTGTATTCGTCATAGTCAAAGAGTCGTGATTCGTTCATATAAAAAAAGGGGCGAGTTTCCCCGCCCCTTTCCTTGGTTTGATTAAGAAGTAATCAAGTCAGCAGCCAAGCCCATTGCGTTCTCAGCCAACACTTTGTGACCCCACTCAACGATCAGCATACGCTTCTCAGCGTCACCAGTCTTGGCAAGTTCAACTTGTTGGTAAGGACGCAGAGTGGTCATCTTAGCCATGTCAGTGTCGATCACCCATGCGTCACGCTCGCGCTGGAAGCGGTTAGCGATAACTTGCACGTTGCCGAAGTCAGACACGTAGATGTCAACAGCGCCAACCAAAGTCGCTGGCTTTGCGCCACCGTCAATGTTGAAGCGGCTTGATGCGATACCAGAGAAGCCAGACACGCGCTGCTTGTTCACTGGACCAACCATCAACATCTTTGGTGTACCACCAGCAGACCACACCTTTTGGATGACGTTCTTCAAGATGGTTTCAGTGAAGGTACGCACGTTGCCGTCTGTACGAGCAGATGTTGGCAAAGTTGTGTAGTCAGGATTTGCACCGTTGGTTTGCATATCCACGTTGGTCTTCACAAAAGCGCCCAACGAAGCAGTACCGCGAGCGGTTGTGCTGTTACCAGCAGCAGCCACAGCGCCATTCAACAATGTGAATTCTTGGTCACGCTTCAACTCAGCACCGCGCTTGGCGATCTGGTAAGCCAATTCAGACTTACGACCAGCCTTGTTGACGGTTTCTTCAGTAGCAGACAAAACGATTGTCTTGCGGCTGATCTGAGCGTAGTTTTGCATACGCACAGTTGCTGTCACAGCGTCAAAAGAAGTGATGTCATCGCCTTCCAACTGCTTGTTAGCAGCAGCAGAAGCCAATGCGTCAGTCTGCCACTCGTACAACGAGTTGCTGATTGACTCACGACCGATGTTGCTCATGTAAGGAGTTTCTTCGGGCGAGATGTTGGTGATGACGTTGCTCAGGTCTTCACGGATGCCTTTGGCATCAAAGGTGGTGAATGTGTTAGTTACGATTGCCATTTAAGTGCCTCATTTCAAAAGAAGTTCAATTGCTTTAGCCGCATCATCGACACGACCAGTTTTTGCAAGACGCTGTTTTGCGCGAGTACCTTCAGTTGTTGGAGAGACCCGACCAGCAGCACTAGGCTTTACTGGACGTGGACCGTTGTTGACTACGGGTTTGATGTCCTTACGCTTGGACACCATCTGGTCATACAACGCTGCTTTACGCAACGTGATGACAGCCCTGTGGTCAAAGACATTCTTGAGTTCATCCTCAGAGTAACCAACCTTCTGTCCAAACTCGATCAACAAAGCCTTTTCAGCCTTTGCCTTCTTCTCGTCTTTCCATTCAGGAATGGCTTTGATGAGTGCTTCACTTTCTTTCGCAAGTGTCGCCTTCATCTCCTCTGACTGTTGTTGCGCAGTAAGCTGAGAAAGTCGCTGCTGTTCAGATTGAATAGCTGCTTGTCGCTCTTGCTTGTCGCGCACTAACTCTCGCTGGCGTACCCATTCAATGGGGTCTTCTGCGTAAAGACGGTCCCAATCAATAGGCTGTTCACCAGCCGACTCAAGTTGCTGTTGCAACGCTCCCAACAATTGAGCGTACTGTTCACGCTCGGCACGAATAGCAGCAGCTTCAGCTTCAACCGCTTTACGGGTTTCAGCGATCTGTTGCGTCTTTCGTGTGTAGTCTTGGGTTCTGCTGTAACCTTGCTGGAGTTCGTCCAACGTCACTTCGATTTCCTTGCCATCAACTTTGACGGTGAAAACCTGTGGTTGTTCGTCTTCCTCAGTTTCATCAGAATCTTCTGACTGTTCATCTGTCGTTTCGTCACTTGACTCGTCGTCTTGCACGTCAAGTTCTTCATCAACAGATGCCGCGTCATCCTCATCGGATGACAACTGCGCCTCATCTACTTCTTCGGCTTGTCCTTCTTCAGGGCCGAATAATTGAGCGAGGGCACTGGACGCTTCGTCCACTGACATTGGACCTGCGGGGATGCTCCCTGTGGGGTTGGCGTTTCCGTCTGACATTTCCAAATTCCTTTATACCAATGATTTCTGAGCGCGTTCGATCTGACGCTGTGCAATCTTGCCGTTGTCCATGATCTTGTTGATCTGGGTACGGAATTGCTCAACGGCTTGAATCATGTGCCACGCGCTCTCTCTTTTCACGGTGTCCTCTGGCTTCGTTGTTTTCCAAAGCCAGACGGCATCGTTCTCCATTTGCAGCAGTGCTGCTGAAAAGGCCTCGTCTTGAATCAGACTCTCAGCCTTTTTGCCCTTACGGACGGTTTCTTGGTTATCGCTCACTTAGACCATTCCTTGTGGGTTGATGGGTTGCATATACGGCTCTTGCATCTGAGGCTGCGCTTGTTGCACTGCGTTCTGAACAATTGCCGATTGCTCTTTAACAATCTCTCGATTCACATTCTGCTCTGCCACGATTTGGGCAGTGCTGATCTGTGTGTTGTACTTTAACTCAAGTTCGTATTGTTTAAGTAGTCGATCTTGATTCATCTGATCTCTGCGGAAGTCATCATCAAGCATCATTTGTTGACGCTTCAGCTCTAGTTCCGCTGCTTTCTTCTGAATGTCAGCTTGAATCGACTGTGCTTGCACTTGAGCTAAGACTTCTTCAGGAGATGCCTTTTGCTCTTTGACTGGAGCTTTCCAATCGTCAGGCAAATCATTGATATAGCTGGATGCGTCTTTGAAGCCAGACATTTCAACCATCTTGCGCAAAGTACGGACGTACTGCTGTGGAGTCACAACAGGGTTATCCAAGCCGTATTGGTTGATGATTGACTCTTGCTTTGCCGCGAATTGAGCCAAAGCAGCCAACTTCTCATTGGTGTCGCCATTGCCCAAACCGATGTTCACGGTCACGTCCATTGATGTGTCCCATGAACGTGGGTCGATCTGCACCCACTCATTGCGCAGACGAATCATTCGAGCTTTGTCTTGGTGTGTGACCGTCAAGAACAAAATCTTCTTGAACAAGGTCTTCATGCCTTCAGCCAGCAAACGTGATGTCAGCTCAATACGACCTTGGCTGGCGCTGATGGTGGCAGCAACAGCGGCGCGTGTGGACGACTGCAAAGCGTCAGCGTTCAAGCCCATAGCTGCTTTGCTCATGCCAGTACGGTCTTCCTTGATGCTGTCCACGTAGTCCAGCATTGGGAAGGCTGCTTGACCAACAAACGGCTGTGCGAATGTCTGCACCATGTTTGGCGCGCGCATACGGATGACAGCGCCTGTCTCGTTGTTCAGTACGTCATCCATATTGACTTGGCCTTCAACCACGGCTGTGCGTGGGTGAATAGACTGAGCCAAGGAGTCCAGCGTGTTACGCAGAATCTCAGACTTGATCTCTTGGATGTCGTGAGTGATGTCAAAAATCGAACCAGCTTCCAGTGGCGATGTATGTGGCTCTGGGTCACATGGGAACGCCACGAATGGAATGTAAGCTGAAGGCAAGTTGCGCTTGACTTCGTAGCTTGGACCCATTGTGCAAATCTTGCGCAACTCAGGGATGCCGTCACCGTCAAAGTCAACACGGATGTAGATTTCGCAGTACAGGACGCGCTGCTCCATTGGGTTGGCGCTCTCAGCCGTGAACTGTTGGTTGTTCAAGGCATGACGAGCCAAGTTTTCTTCGTTGTCAGCCAAGTCAGAAGAACCAACGTATTCCATCACCTCGTCTTCATCGTAGCCAATTGAGATCAATTCAGCCACGGAAGCCATCTTGCGGCGACCAATGATGGGGGCGTTCTCAAAGTCAAGTGCCTGACGTGAAAGCAGCAATTCCTCTGGAGCAACAGAGCTGACACGAATATGACCAGATTTGACGATGCGCTTGATTTCAACATCGTGCAGCATGGCTGGTGGAGGAATTATCGGCATACCAGACACGGGGTCAACCTGTGTCGGCATCTGCATTGCGTCTTCATCTGGGTAAGACACAACAATCTTCATCTCTGCTTCTGGCTCGTCCATCAGCATCTGCAATGTTGCATCGTCAAGTCCAGAATACTGCTCAATTCGGACTTCTTCTGTTTCTTCCCAGACGGCTTCCATGATGCCGCACTTACGTGCCAAAGCATCCTTGAAGGTAGCGTAGGCCGTCATAAAGCCGTTGTTGTCATTGCTGAACACGTAGTTCGCATAGTCAGTGGCTTGCTGCGCGTTCTTCACATCCTCTGGACCACGTGGCACAAACTCAACGACATTCTCAGTGCTGAAGAAGACGCGCATCAAGGAAGGCATCATTGCTGAGATGGTGTCGCGTGTCTCCATAGCCACGACTTGTGAACGACCTTCTTCTTCATTGCCGAAGGGGTCGCCACGGTAGTAACGCGTAGCCATCGCACGAATAGGCGACAAGTCTGAGTCAATGTAAGAAACAGCGTCCACGATTTCCTGACCGACCATTGCTTCCAAGTCGGTGTCATCCATCTGCTGGTGTTCTGCTTCTTCCTCTTTGACTTCTTCAGGGTCTTTCGACTCCATCAAGTCTTCAATCTGCTCTTTGGCTTTATTGAGCAAAGCACTTGTAGTCTCGGACTCAAACTCGTATGGAACTTTCATTTCTTGCCCTTTTGCAATATGACGTACATGGAGTCCACCGCCCGTGGAGTCCTCAAAATCTCATCTTGTGGCAATTTTAGACTTTCCCCGACCTTTGAGAGCGTGAACTCCAGATGCTTTAAATGGAAACGGTCTTCCCAACCTAAGTACCAATGCCAATCGGTGTAGTACAGCCATGACTTCTCATTGAACGCTCGGACGTGGGTGGGGTCTTGCCAAGCACCATACGACAAGTCGTACGGCACATGAATACGCATCTCGCCACCATCTTTCAGCAAGTCCTTGCAGTTGGTCATAGTCTTAACCAAATCAGGCACGTGTTCCAAAACGTCATTTGCCAAGATCACATCAAACATCTCATGCTTGACTCGGAAGTCGCCTTTGCGCGTGACCAACAAAGAACCCCAATGCACGTCTTGGATGTCTAGACACCAATCAGATTTGATTCGGCGCTGGATGTCTGCGTTGATGCAGTCCTCACGCCAATCTTTGCCAGAGCCTAAATTAAGAACCAAAGAATTGTTCGACATACTGTGGACGGTTTTCCTGAATCCAAGGCAGAGCCTCAAGGACTAATTTTTGAGCGTTAAGGCCAACTGTTTGGCTCCCAACGTGGTGGACATAAGAAGTGGAGACGTAATGCGAGTACCCCTTGGCTGACATATCCAAGCAGGACACGTCATCTGAGTACCAGTTCAACGGACCAAAGCGTCCGTGGTTCCAAGCATCACGCGAGACATAAGCAAAGATCGGGCTGACGACATCAGTAGGGAAGATGTAGTTCTCAGCGTGGAACTTCATCATGTCTATTTTCTCGTTCTCCCGATTGAACCTGATGTTCTGCACAGCGCGAGAAGCATCGCAACGAGCAGCAACCCACCCAACCGAAGGCTCCAGCTCGCGTATCGTAGAAACGTCTTCAAGTAATCGGGCATAGCTGGTGGGGGTCAAAACAACATCGTCATTGCAGACGATGCAAGCTGTGTGGTACTTCAAAGCATCGTCGATGATTTCGTTGTAGTCCTCACCGAAGTTACGCGCCTCACCAACCATGATGCGGACATTTGCAAGATTTTCCAGCTTGCCAATCACGGACTCAGGGCCGCGAAGGTAGACAAACGCTTCTGGCGCGTATTGCTTGATTGATTCAAGCAGTACAGGCAATCCCTTGCCGTGTACTGTGGAGATACAGATTGGAATCACTTTTTAGCCATGTGCTTGGCTGTACGCTGACCGCGCATCGGCATTGACTTGCCAGCAGAACTCAAGGCAATAGCAATGGCTTGCTTGGGGTTTTTCACAACCTTGCCGCCTTTGCCTGAGTGCAGTTTTTTGTCTTTAAATTCACCCATGACAGATGCAATTTTCTTAGCTGCTTCGGAAATCTTCATATCATCACCCTTTAAAAATATGGTCAGAAATTACCCAAGTATTCTGCTTGTCATTCGTTGCTTGCGGCAATAAGTCAAGCGAGTCATCAGGTCTATTGGTTCAACTCGTTTTTTCCGATGCTGTTTCAGCTTCCGAGATTAGGCAGGAGCTACCTGCCACCAAACTAGATTATGCAACCCGCGATAGGTTGCGGCGCAAAGGCTTGGACCATTGCTGCGCAGTATTGGCGCCGAACATCCCGACAGCAGCATCTGAGGCGAACGTCAGGACAAACGAGTCAGCCTTGTCTGGTGACTTCAGGCCGCGCTTACGGATGTCATCCTTGCTCTCAATCTGAATCTTGCCGTTGGACGTGAAGAAATAACGGACCGTAGCCAACTCCGCTACAAGCTCCTCATCCAGAGGAATACGACAGTCACGCGCCTCGAACCATGCTTTGCACTTGTACCAAAGCTCGGCGCGTAGGTTTCTGTATGTCTGACCCATTGCAGGGGACTCACTCACGTTGATTCCGCGAACAGGCAAACCCAACTCACGCAGTCGGTCAACCACGCCAGCGCCCAAGCCAATGGAGTCAACCAGAATCTCATGGGGGCGTACAGATGACGGCAGGGCTTCCCACTCGGCAACCACTGCACCCGTCAGTTGCATCAAATCTAAGTTCTTCCAGACCTTGATGGGTTCAATCAAAGCGTTGCCCTGACGCTTGGCAAGGGTTGAACGGTCGCCACCAAAACGTGCAACGTCCAAGCCCCAGATCAGTTTGGCGTGTTGCGATGTCTCAACATCACGGTGTTTAGCTAGTTCCAGCAGCTCCATCGGGATGATGGTGTCGTCATCAGAACGTGGAAATTCGCCAAGGACACGAATACGGTAAGCGTTGGACTCCTCACCGTAACGAGCTTTCATCTCCTCAACGTAGGCTTCGGACACCCGTGGAGAGTCAACGCAGGAAACCTTCATGGTTACCCAATCGCTGGCTAGACGGTTGTGGGTGTCGTAGAAGAAGCCAGACGAACGTACTGGGTTTCCTAACAGTAGAGTCACAGCGTTGTGACCTGACATAGAGCCAGCCGCAGCCTCAAACACCTGTTCAGGAATACCAGATGCTTCGTCAGCAATCAGCATCACGTTGTCAGAGTGGACACCTTGCAAGGCTTCAGGCTGTTCGGCGCGGGATGTACGCGCTGACACGAAGGCTTCGGTTGCGGCTTCTTTCACCTCAATGCGATCTTGCTTGACTTCAAGCATGTCACGAAGTGTCGGTGGTAACTCCTTGACCCAACGCTTTAATTCCGCGAACAAAGCGTCATACAACTGGCTGGACGTGGGGGCTGTCACCACCACCTTGACGGGGTAACGCAAAAGCAAATACCAGATGATTGCCCAACTTGCTCCTGTTGATTTACCAACACCGTGACCTGAACGGACAGAGATTCGTCGCTCACCTTTGGCGATGTGGTTGAGCATAGTCTCTTGCCAAGTGTCAGGTGTTGTGTTCAATACCTCCTTGACGAATAGGACAGGATTGTTTCGGTATCGGGCTGTGAAGGCCACGAAAGGATTGTTGGCAATCTTTTCGTCCAGCTTTTTGGCAGCGTTGTCCACCAGCTCCTGTGTATCAGGGTGGAGCTTCTTGGTTTCTTTTGGTGTTGATTCTTTCGTCATGTTGGCATTGTGCCATCAAAGAATGTAATGGGTTGTTGGTGGCTGGTACTGAACTCCAGCTTTGTGCAGATCGGCAGAACTACTCATTCAACTTCCGACTTGCGCATCAGTCTGCGCATCCACCAACACGGCTGAGGACTGAAGCCAGTTCCCGCTGGAGACTGTCTGCCAAAGCATCATAGAAACAGCCTTTATCCGACAATCCTCATGCGTGTTAGTTGTTGGTGTCAGGTCGTGAACCCTGTATTCTTGATAGGCACATTCCTACCCATATCCACCGCGAATCCGCAATGTCTCGTCCACCAACACGGCTGAGGATTGATTATCTTGAGTCGAACCAGACTTATCCGTAAAGGAATCGAACCTTCAACTCCGTCGAGTGGGCTAACCAAGCCTTCTCAGTCCTCATGCGTCTTGATGTATTGGTCAAGTGTATCAGATTTTATTTTTTAAATTTTTTGGACGGTTTCTTTAATAGCAGGGGGGTGTGGGTGGTGTAGTGGTAATTTTTTTTGGGATGCGTGTGGAGTTGCCAATGTACAGCCACCCCGCCGACACGCCCCCACGGGGGGGGTCAGAGCGGTCAGGCTGGCACGATTGCTGCATGGATTTACGAAGTGAATACTAAAGCGTGTACGTACTTTATACAATGTCCATTATGTAAAGTTGTTTCAGCGTTATCCACAGCTCATACACGCAATCCGTTGCATTGCTACAACAAAGCATATGAACTGTGGACAACTTGAACAACTTAGCTCAGTTTGTCTGTGGGTAACTCAGCTTCGATTACCTCACCATGTCGCAGCGCATCGAGCCGCAAATTAGCCAGATTGACCGTAACGCTTGGCATCTTGTTCTGTGCGTACGCTGCTGAATTCCAGCGTTCAGCTACCCATTGGCGCGTTTGGACTCGTAAACGAGCCTTATTTACTTCACTTATGTCCGTTTCATCTGCAATTTCAATCGTTTGACTTACAAGAGCGTCAGCGGCTCGTGCGCGTGTACGCGTGAGGAACGACTCCTGTTCTGGACGGTCAAGCCATTCCGTCAATGCTTTTTTGCTCACGCCAAGCTGCATACAGATGCGAGTCTCGGACATACCAGCCTCGAACATCGTTTGAATCTGCTCAATCGGCAACGTATCGAGCAAAGCCAAGTCGTGATGCTTCTTTTTATTACCAGCCATTTAAACCTCCTAGAATCAATTATTACCATTCATGGCTACCTAGCCATTAACAACACATTTAAATTGCTTTAAAGTGCCTTCTGCTTCGTTTTAGAGCCATACACAGACGTGTCAAACACCTTAGCCATACGAGAACCATCTAAAACGCCATCATCAGACGGCATATCCTCCAAACCAGTAGCTCCACCATCAGGAAACTTGTTAGCTGGCTTGTCCAATCTGACCATCTGAGCTTGTGGATGCAAACGCTTCAAAGCCATAGTTTCCTTGACCACTTCAGCGTTCATCACCAGCTCAAGCTCCTCCATGCACCAGATGTGTCTACGCTCATCGTGACCAGCAAACTGGTCAAAGTGCAGCGCATCCTCATAAGTCTCCACCACAACCATGATTGAGCCGTCCTGCATCTGATACTGGCAATGCTTCACCTCGGGCATTTGTCTAACGCCAGTTGTAACAGCCCACTGCTCCAGCGCTGCATAAGCCTTCTTCATGCCTTCCACTGCTTTGGTCAACCTAACCTCGTCCCTCATCTTCTGTGCAGCGTAGATTCTTTCCGACTGCATCCAGAACTTGGTTCGGAACTCCTCATCCACCAACCCAATCAACCGACTGATACCCCACTTCTTTTCGTGCGCTTGTTGAACGTTAAGAAGTTCAATCAACTTACTTCGCATGAACAACTCAAACGGGTCTGCTGGAATACTTGGCTGCTCAACCTTCTTTTTTATCTGCCTTGTTGCCACAAATCTCTCCTTACACTTTTCTTACAAATAATCCACGTTTCGTCTGCCGTCTCGTCCACATATGGGTGTGTCTTATAGACCCACACCCCATATGTAGACGCTTAGACGGTCTACAAATGGCGTCTACATATGTAGACATATGTAGACCATATGTAGACGCTCATTTGAATGGAATAACCTTCCGATCGAACTCACCAGAGCCGTCATGGTCATCAAACATCGCCCAACACCAATCACCATGAACAGCAACTTTTTCTGCATTTTGGAGTTGAGTCTTAACGCGCCACCATAACTTCCTGAAATCTTCAGCCTCCATATCGCTGCCGCAAGACGCTTTGAACTCATCGCGCCACTGGTCAACCTTGATTGCTTTGTTTCTCATTCCGTTGATGTTCTCCATCATTCCGAACTTTTTGATGGCTGCATGGAGCGATCTCAGCGCGTTGGAGTTGTTAGTTCCAAGCCCTGATCTTGTTGGTGGTGGAACAGCATCCTTCCTGCTTCGGTTTACATCCATCTCGTTGTCCACTTCCACGGCTAACGAGCTTACTGAATCGAACCCCAAAAGTGTTGTGGATAACTCCACCGTAATCATCTGGAAACCGTACCTTTGACCATCCTCACCGTCCTTCTGTTTGGATATGTGCAGGATGCCTTTGGGTGCGTCCTCAATACGGATGATCTCCAGCTCGGTGTCAACTGCACCTAATAGGCTGCTGTGACCACGCAATCCTTTGGTGGCATCCTTACCAGCGTGATGGACTACCAGCAATGCACAGTTGTACCGTCCTTGGATTGCGCCAGCCGCTGTGATGAAGGCTCCCATGTCTTCTGACGCGTTCTCATTGCCACCACCGAAGGCTCTGGCTAGCGTGTCAATGACTACGAGTTCAAACTGGATGTCGTGCGTTGCTTGGATGTCATCCACGGCTTGAATCAGGTCTTGGATGTCGGTTGCGCTGCTTCGTAGGTTGATCTGTTTGCGTAAGAAGAACACTGGCGCACCCGCTGGTGTGTTGTGATGCTTCTTCATGGCCTTGATACGCGCACCGATACCACCGTGACCCTCACCAGCAATGTAAAGCACTGCACCTTGATGCTTGACTTCTTTAGTCAAGAATTCCCTGCCAGTTGCAATGCACTCAGCAATATCCAAAGCCACGAATGACTTGAATGATGCTGGTGGCGCGTACAGCGCGACAAACGCCTTCTTTGGAATCACGCCTTCGATGAGCCATTCCACAGGCTCGTCATCAATGTCGTCCAACTGCTCAATCTTGAAGGGTTGACGTTGATTCAGTTGAACTGACAAGGAATCCTTGACAGTTACCGAGGAATCCTCGGTAACTGTTGCTTTTTCCTCTGCCTCGCTGAACCGTTCAGGTATCGTTACGTCATCCTCTGATGTGATCTTGTCAGTGTTCTTTGTCAGCGCCGCCAAGTCCTGCTTGTCATAGCCGTACCTGTTCACGTACTCGTACGCATCTTCCTTGATGTCATCCAATGGCAAGTCCACGACTCGGATGGAGTTGGTGACGTTCTTGAGTGCTTTGACCGCCTTCTTCGCGTACTCCCAACCAACCTTGTCGTTGTCTGGCAGGATGACCACGTTCAGGCCAGCGAAATACTGAATTGCATCCTCTGGGAAGCTGCTTGCGCCTTGGTGCGTACACGTTGCCACCACACCGATTGTCTTCAGAGCATCCGCGGCTTTCTCGCCTTCCGTCAGGAATACCGTTCGGTTGTTTTGTCTGGCTGCTTCGACTTCAGGTAAGTTGTACGGAACGATCTTTGCGCCAGTGATTGACATATGGCGCTTGCCATGTTCGTCCACCCTAATTTGCTTGTACGTCTTGCCCTTAGAGTCGTTGGTTTTGTAACGCTGCTTGATGAACAGCGTCACACCGTCCTCGTCCGTGTAGTGCCATTCATGCTCAAGAGTTGGTGCTTCAAACGGTTTGATGGATGCCAAGAGTTCAGCGCGTGGCTCCAAGTCTGGCAAGAGTCCATAGTCCTTGACAGCATTGAACACGTCATGCTGCTCACATCCACCGTGGCACTTGAACAGCGGCTTACCGTCAGCACCGTCAGTGATTGAAAGGCTTGGATTCCTGTCACCGTTTCCTTGCCCATGAGTTGGCAATGGGCAACTCGCCAGCCAACTGCCGTTGACCTTCTTCGCGTTGCCTAGCGCCTTTGCTATTTGTTCGGCTTGCATTTACAAAACCTCTGCTGATTTCAGCTTGCCTGTCTCACCGTCAAATGTGACTTTGATGTGGTCATCTAATTCTTTGAGCTTTGTAAAACTAGCATTCAATACCATGTGACCAATGTCATTACTAAATACGCCGTAGTAAACATAGTCAGCTTTTGGCTTGATGCGGTAATTCCATGAATCACATTCCATCCAATGACCATCAGTAAATGGATGCCAACCTTTTTTTAAGTGTTCTTCTTCAATCTCAGCGCCATCAGCCCAAGCCTTGATGAGTTCTGCGTGTTTGTGTGGCTTATTCATCGTCATATCCTTCTTCTTCTAGTGTTTCAATACGTTGCTCCAATTCATAGACCCTTTGAGCCAATGCAATTACGAGCAACTCCAAAAATTCTTCGTTTAGTATTTTCATAGAGACAAAAAAACGGGACCGCCGTTAAGCAGCCCCGTCTTTTCTTTCACGTCAATATGACATCGCTTGTTGAATGTCGCGGATGCGCATCTTCAACAATGGAGCCATAGTTTCTTTTGAAGAATTCAAACGTGCAATCTCTGACTCGTGATAACGAATCTTTGCATCAATGTTTTCTTCAACAGTTGGATTGCGATCAATTTCATTCGCATAAGCAAGTTTTGCTTGTGCTTCAATAGGATAGCCACGATCAATCATTTGATTCTCCTTAGAACATCTCGTCTTCTTCAACAGCTTGCGCTGCTGCTGACTTCGGTGCTGGAGCTGCTTGTGCAACTGCACCTGATGCCGTGAACTGCTGTTCGCCGTCATCTTGCGCTTGCACAGAGTCCATACCAGCAGGGCGCTCAATCCAGCTCACGATGTTGAAGGCTGGTACACGGGTTGTGCCTTTACCAATCTTCTCCAACTTCGCGCCTGTGTACTCAATCACTGGCAACTTACCAGCGTTGGCTGCGCGTTGTGATGAGACTGCGTTGTAGAGTGCTTCAAGTCCCATGTTAGGACCGACACCGTTAGATGACCACTCAACTAAGCCCATTTCCTTGTTGTAGAACTTCACAAGAAAACCGCGCTTGTGGTCTGGTGAAGGCTGTTTGCCCTTCTGACCCAAGGCTGCATCAGGCAACCATTCGCGTTGACCAGTAACAAGCAACAGCCAACCTGTTTGCACGTTGTCGCAATCGAACACAACCTTCTTGAGTTGGATTTCGCCTTCGCTGTTTGTCCATGCGTTGGCTTGTGGAGAGAAGCGGATGTAGTTGCCACCGCCAGAGGATGATGAGAGATTAAGCATTTGCTTTTTGCCTTTCAGAGTTATGAGTCAAACGACTCGGGGGTTTGGATTATTGCGCAAGTCCGACAGCTCTCGCAAGTGTCAGACCCGAAGATTCTTTTTTAGTGATGTCATCAAGCAACGCTTTGTCTTCTTTTGACAACAACTTACTGGCTTCTGACGGGCTAATTAGTTCAGTTTTGTAAACTGACATTGCATCAACCCCATGGGAAGTTAGGAAGCGAACAATGTCTTCTTCTTCAGCAGCCCACTTACGCAGTGCGCGTTTGGGTTGCATCTGCCAGCCACGAACAATTGCACCGCCTTCGATACGCTCTGTGGCGTACTTGCGCAGTGCTTTGATGTAGTCCTCGACAGCATCAACCTTTGCAAGCATTACTGCCAGCTCGTCTTCTGTCATCGTGTGCATTGCTGGCTGCGCTGCCACTTCGTTGAATGTTTCAACGTGCGCAGGGCAAGTTGCTTTGGCTGGACACCACTGACACGCCTTCTCTGATGGTGTTGGTATTGTTGTGCCTTCAGCGATTGCCACCAATGCTGGTGTCAGGTTCTCCAACGCCCACTGATTCAATTCTTTGAAGGTCAACTTGTGAGTGCGCGGCTCGCCGTGATGCGGCTGGATGATTGCAAGTTCGATGTTGCGGAACTCTGCCTTCAACGAGCGCATCGCGCCAATGGCGTACAGCTTCATCTGGTCTGAATCTGCATCCACATAATTACGGCCCGTCTTCAAGTCTGCAATGACCAGCGTGTCCTTCTCGTCAGAGTAGGCCATCACGTCAGCAGTGCCGCCAAGCTCAACCTTGTCTGACTCGTAGATGGTGACGTACTGTTCAACCTTTAACGTGCCAAGACGCAGCTCCAAGTCACGGATGTGGTTGACGTGCTGCTGCGCAAAGTCCGCATTGATTGACGTGATGGTGATGCCTTCAACTTCCTTTCCGATGAAGTCCGTTGGCGACACACCCGTCAAGATGCAAGTCTCAGCAACAGCGTGAATCGCTGTGCCGATCTGCGCTGCTTCTCCTGCTGGTTGGTAAGGTATGCCTTCGCACAACTTCACTGATGCAGGGCAGTTAATCCAGCGTGATGCTGCTGATGGTCTTAGTTTGATTTTCATGGTTTCACTTTCTGTTGTATGAATTTTTTTCTTGCTCAAGTTCTTGGCTGAACAGCATATAGATTGCTGCTCGTATCTCCTGCGGCACTGCCCAACCGCATACGTCAGGGTTCAACATATCGCTCAAGATGGTGTCACGCGCTCTTACTTTTACCTGTGTGCGTTGCAGCTCATCAGTTAGCCAATTGATGTGGTCACGTGCAACTTCAATTTCTGTTTTGTTCATGCTTCACCTTAACAACAAATATATGTACGCAACAAAAGCAATAGTCAAGCAAATAGCTTGTATGTCACTCATGCTTCACCCTTTTTTCTAATTGCATCTGTTACATCTTGTCTTACGTTCCAAGGCTGTTTATGTTTTACCAATGCAATCCAAGCCTTTTCTGCGCATGACTCAATAGCAAGATCAACAAAATGTGGTGGAACCCATGTGTAAATTATTTCCTCGCGTAATTCTTGTCTGGCTTTGTCTGCTACCAGTTTGGCAAAGTCTTCAATAAGTTCAGTCAACGCCGTTTCCCTGCCACCATATTGGTTGATAAGTCCAGCCTCTTTAGCCATCTCAATGATTTCATCTTGTTTCATATTCAAAACCAGTTCCCTTGCGAGTCTTGCAAAACGTGTTTGCCGCACCGTGGACAAATTCCATTAGATGAAGCGCCATCAAAGCCAATTTGTTTTGGCTGAAGATGCCAGTGGAGAACACCACAAAAAAAGTTGCGCATAAAGTTTTTCATAACTTACTCCCGTAATAAGCCATCATGGTTGCATCTGCTCTTCCAGAGTCTTTGACGCGAGCAAAGAAGTTTTGATCTTCTGGATGCAACTCCATGCAGCGATGACGGATTGCGTCCTTGCCTTTGCCGCATTGCGTTGCCTTCATCCATGCTTGTGGCGTGACGAATGTGATTGGTACGCCATGTGCAGCTAATGCGCCTTCAATCAATCCAGCAGCACGACCAAACGCGAACATAGATGTCACGCCTTGGTTTGGCATTGCGCCGACCTTCTCAACGATTGCGTGAGTTGGATTCAATTCCTTGATGGCAGCAGCCACGCCTTGCGCAGAGATGTGGTTCTTCTTCTTGCCACCGCGAATAACCTCAACGCAAGGCATATCAATTACGCGCTCAAACTTGCCGTCAACGTACAGCGAGAACGCGCCTTGAGCGCCAATGTCAACACCCATGACGCGAATCATTGTGGTTCTTTCGTCAGTTCGCTGATGCGAGTTGCAATAAGGCGATCAAGCGCAGCTTTGAGCTTGTCCACGGATGACACCAGTGGAACTGTCTTGCCTGAAATCCAGCGAGAGACTTGGGCTTGGTCTAAGCCAGCCTCACGGCTGACCTCTGCCATGTTGAAGCCAGCAGCCGCAGCTCGTTGCTTGATGTCTGTGATGTATGTAGATGTGTTCATGTGCAGTATGTTAACATGAACTTGACTATGTAATCACATAGGCAAAAAGATGGGTGACAGCGAACCGCCACCCATTGAAAGGCAACTGCGCAGAGGAGAACCACGCAGCCAAGGCTGGAGAAACCGACCAGCCGACTATGATTTTAGGGATTTGTTGTTGAGATGTAACACTTTTACAAATAGTTTGAAGAAAGTGCTTGATGACTACCAAATCAAGTGTGATATGATTCAGTCATCAACAACCGAAGCTAAGGAGCAAACGAAATGCGAGTAACCCATCTAAACAAAAGCGGCAGCGGCTTTACATCAAAGACAGCTTGCGGTCGCAACATTTTGCGCACACCTTTCTCAACTGATTGGGCAACATTCAAACAAGAGCCAGCTCAATACCGTTGCATCAAATGTGCAACAAGCAAACAGTTTGAAGTCAACACACGCAGTGACGCTAAGAATCAAATCAGCAACTAAGGAGAACCACATGAAACTCAACGACACAACCCGCTGCTTTCCACACACGATGGAAGAAGCCTTTGGCACAAACCATTACGACTTAGAACGCCGCCAGCGTTGGGAATGGATGGAAGGCCATCAGTCTGATGCTTCCGCTCAAGCAGAGTTCTGGGTCTACATTGCCTGTGCCTTTGCTGCTGGTTTCTTGGTTTCACATCTTTGGGGTTAAACATGAGCAGCGTCAAAGCAGTAACACAAGACATCAAATTTGTCGTAAAAGTTGCATCCTTTAGACCATTGCAAACAGAAGTTTTGCTCAATGTATTTAGCAAATGGATTGAGCAGCAAGGTAAAGATCAAAACTTTTTAGTGTGGAGTGTCAGCATTGAAGGCGCAACACAAGAATACAACTAATGCTTTTTGAGGAAGAACAATTTATGTCCGAGCAACTACAAAACGATATTGACGACATCGTGACCGACTTCATTCGCCGCTCTGGTGGCAAGGTTGGAATGATTCGTCCTGATGAATTAGCCACCATGATTCGTGAAGCAGCCAGCCGTGGCGCAATGGCTGGATGGCTTGGTGGTGTGAAGCAGGAGCGTGAACACTCACGGGCCACCAAGAACAAGGAGCAGAAGCTGTGAGCAATTTTGAAATGCAAACGCCACCAAATATGCTTGAATTTCGCCACACAAGCGTTGCTAATGAATGGGTGATGCGTATTACGGCAGACAAGCGAATTGAAGTCAATGAAGATGTTGAAGTGACTGAGGCTGCTAAGAAAGTCTTGGAGGCTATGCAGCATATGTTGACACCACAACGCACATGGATTGGGCTGACTGAGAAAGAAATGAAATTGATTGACCCTGATGGTTACGAAGATGGTTTGCCTCAACAAATCGAAGCAGCACTCAAGGATAAGAACACATGAAAAACAGAGTACAAGCCCTGCTGATGGCGCGTGAGCTGGAAGCCTACCAAGCTGAAGGACCATCAAAGATTGCAACCATGCTGTGCGATTTGGTCAAGCAGCTTGAGATTTATGAACAAGAAGTTGATTCACTGCGCGAGCGAGTGAAAGCTCTTGAGCTTGACATCATGGAGCAGCAGCAGTGAGCAAACCACGCAAGAAGTACAAGCCAAAAGGCGTTCGCCTTGACGCTGTTCAATGGGTCATCAATGGTTTCAGGAATATCAGCGAGACAGGTGATGCAATCCTGCACTTGAAGATCAAGAACCATGAGTCATTGGAGTGTCTGCGCAAGGGTGAAGCCACGCGCATTGACATTGACACCATCATCAGCGCGTTCAACATTGCAGAAGCTCTGGCACGTATGCAGATTGGTGATGACTACGCCAAGGAGATCAAGGCTGGTCAGGATGCTTTGCTTGACGTTGCCAAACGTGGCGTTGGACGTGATGACAAGTTCATCTTGAAGGCTGCTGAGTTGACTGCCATCAACTTGGTTATGGAGATACATGACGCGCAGCTAGAGATCACAACCATTGGCGAGCTTGAGAAGGCAATGGATATTGTCACCAAGGAAATCAAAGCGCGTAAGGCGCGTTCAGTATTGGAGAAGGTATGAACAAACCACAAAACTGCGGAACGTCACATTGCTCTTGCATTGAGTGCGTGATGGAAGATGAAATAGAAGAAGATGAAGACGAAATATGCTCATGGTGCAGTGGTTCTGGTGAAGGAATGTATGACGGTGCAACTTGCGCTAAATGCAAAGGATATGGCATTGAGCCAGTAGAAAAAGAGGATGACGATTATGAGTAACTGGCCTTTTAACTTTCCACCAGTACCATGGACAAAAGCACAAGAACAAGCGTATCAACAAGCGCAACGCGCACAACTGCCAGAGGCTCCGCTATGAAACCAATTATTTTTTCTTTGATTCTTATTTGCATGGGGTTTGCTGCCGTTTATTTTGGGCGCGATCCTGCTGTGTGGTTTGCATCATCTCTTGTCGTAAACGCTTTGGCTAGAAAGGATGAGCAATGAACATTTATTTAAGCAAAGAAGATATGTTGCAAGACATGGTTCAAAAGTTAAGCACGATATGGATTGTGCGTAAGCATCCACCACATCCGTACAGTGGCTATATGCGTGGTCATCACACAGAGGCTTTCACGATTCACAAGATTTATCACAATCTTGCAGAGGCAAAAGCAGAAGCAGAAAAAAGAAACAAGAAATCATCTTATCTTTTTACTGTAAAACGAATTTATCTTGGTGGTTGATATGAGTAAAGAAGCAATGAAGCTGGCGCTTGAGGCGTTAAACAATGCAACAAGCTATGGTTCACTTACTGGGGCGGATTGGGTATTTAAACAAGTAGACGAAGCCATCAAAGCCCTAGAAGAAGCACTAGCCAAGCAAGAGCAGGGTGAGCTTGTGGCGATGGCGCAGGTTTACCGCTGCAAGATCAAATCACGCAAGAAAATCGACCGAGAAATTCCACGCGAAAAACAAGGCTGGTGGGCTGACATATCGGCTGGACAATTGATTCGTTTGCGAGAAGCAACGCAAGCTGACGTTGACCGTTGCACATTAAACGGTGCGCATAGCAAAGACCCCGCAGACTATATGTGCGAGACACACACCAACGGGTCTCTGGTGTCTAAGGTTGCGCTTGAATACATGAACCCAGAGCAGAATGTATTTGCATCCACCACACCGCAACCAAAGCAAGAGCAGGGTGAGCCTGTGGCGGTAATGGAACTTCATAAAAGTGGATGGGATTTGGTTGAAGACATTGATACAGACTGGCTTGAGACATTGCCGTTTGGAACCAAGCTCTACACCAGACCACAACCAAAGCAAGAGCAGCGCAGCGTTAGAGCGATAGCAGACAGCGAGCAACTGGGTGAGCCTGTGGCGTATATGTACCCAGATGATTTGGAACGTATGCAGACCAGTGAATCTTTTTGCACTGTTTTTTCTGTAAAAGTTGGAAGTCCAGATAAAGGCTTATCAACGGTTGAACTTTACACCACACCACAACAACGCACATGGGTTGGGCTGACGGAGGAGGAACTGCGTCAAATTTGGTATGACGATGCGCCCGTTGAAGGTGGCACGTATGTTGACAAACTACGCCAAGTTGAAGCCAAACTCAAGGAGAAGAACACATGAAAACAGTTCTAGCACCCAACGCACCGTGGCCTACAACAACAAAAGAAAAACCAAAAGCTGTTGCTAGGAAGCGTGTGCTTCCACCACCAAAGAACGCAAGCAAACAGAAAAAGACCGATGCAATGTTTGAGGAATGGGCATCAAAGAACAAGGGGACAATAAATGAAATACATTGATCTGATTGCATACCCAATCATGTTGGCAGTTGTTTACGTGCTGTTTGGATTTGTGAACTGGAACAAAGACCCAGAGTTGTGGCCTTACATTGACAGATGGCTTTGGATTATTTGGGGTCTAGCATGGGGCTTTACCTTGCAATTACGAATCAACAAGAAACCTACACCATGAATGACTTTGCAACTGAAGACATCTCAAACATCGCCTTGCTTTGCTTCTTGCTTGGAATTGGCTTCATCACTTTCATTGGTGTAGCGGCAATCTACATCACATCACTTTTTTTAATGGAATCATTCAATGACCGCGACTAAAGAACTCATCAACTGTTTTCATCCTGACTACGTGAAGACGTACATGAAGGACTTTACAGCCAGCATCATGGTGCAGAACAAACACAAGAAGTCTTCACAGATGATGGCTGAATATACTGAGGAGCTGCGCAAAACGAATCCAGCTCTTGGCACAATTCACCACATGGTCAAACCGCTTCACGTCAACCGAGCGCCTGAGATGATGCGTCCTAAGAAGACCACCAAGCAGCGTGTTGACCTAGCACCCAAAGAGTTCAAGATTTTTAGTAGAGCTGGCACTGCCAACGTAACCACGAAAGGAAAGAAAAAATGAGTTATTCAGCAACAGAGATGAATGTAATTGTTTGGGGAACCAAGCGTGGAATCATTCAAAACAGCACATCACTAGCGCAAGCAAACAAGACACAGGAAGAACTCAATGAGTTGTTTCAAGCCATCCACAGCAAAGACAAAGCTGCAATGGCTGATGCCTATGGCGACATCCTAGTCACGCTGGTGATGGGCGCTGCCATTGCTGACCTTGATATGCAGACTTGCTTCGAGCTGGCGTATCAAGAGATCAAGGACCGCACTGGCTCTTTGAACGCTGATGGCATTTGGGTGAAAGATTGAGTCATGTGGTCACCTAAGTTTGTTGAATTGCGTGACGCTAATGGCAAGCTAACGCAAAAAACTGTGCAGTACACAGAAGATGGCCCAATTGAAATTCTTTATCCAGTACCAGAATCAACATGGATTGATTTAACTGATGATGAAGTTTTGAAATTGGTTGAAGACAATGATTGGTATAACTGGCCTGAAGACTTTGTAAAGATCGTTGAAAAAGCTGTAAAGGTAAAAAACAATGTTCTTTAAGTTAAAGCGTTCAGACTCAATGAAGTTTGACTCAAGGTTTAAAGTCATCCATCTTCGTTGGTGGCATAAGCCTGTGCCTCTTTACGATAAAACTGAAACAGACGGTTATCGCAAAATTGGTTGGGTATGGAATCAGAAGGCGTATTTGGTAGACAACATGACGGATGGCTGGGTTGCTTTTGTGAATGACCAGACACCTGAAAAGATTGATGCTTGGTGGTGTAGCTGCTGCGGCACAGCACTTGATGGCGTAACAAAACAACGCATAGAAAAGTCGTTAAAGGAGAAAGCATGACACACATTCCACTTTTTGAAGTCATGAGCAACGCGCTTGAGTTATACGAATTTGACCAAAGCGCAGAAAATCACGGCGCACTAATGCAAGCTGTTCACAATTATGTGAAGGACAAAGAGAAGCCAGATGACGGCTACTGCAAAGCGTGTGATGGTGATTTCTGTACTGCAAAAAAAGGCTGTGTTGCACGTGATAACCCTCCATACGTACGTGAATGGATTGGATTAACGGATCAAGAATATCGTCAACTTCATGCTCAAAATGGAGACGGTTATTTTTACCAAGATTACGGCAGAGACATCGAGGCCAAACTTAAGGAGAAAAATCATGGGTAAAGGAAGTACAGCGCGTCCTATTCCTGACCGCAAAACATTTGAAGCAAACTTTGATGCAATTTTTGGCAAGAAAGAAAAGAAGCCAGAACAAAAACCAGAAGAAAAGAAAGAGGAGAAAAAACCAAAATGACAGACATCAATGAAACATTGGCGCAGCGTGAGCAGACGCACGGTAGCTTTGAAAGCCATGCGCGTATTGCGCAAAGCATTAAGTGCCAGATGTTCAATGCTCACGGTTACGTCAATCTAAGTGCAATGCAACGTGAAGCGTTAGATATGATTGCTCACAAGATTGCTCGCATCTTGAACGGAAATCCTAATGTGCATGACCACTGGCATGACATTGCTGGATATGCAACTTTGGTGGCTGAACAGTGCGTTGAGAAAGAGCGTGAATGAAGTCAGTTCAGCGTCCAAGACTCATCAAAGCAATCATGGACAAACCTTTGACGGCTACCGAAGTGTCAAAGGTTATTCATTGCCACGTGCGTCACGCAAGAGCAATCTTGCATGAGCTTTACAAGAATGGCAACGTGTTCATTCAAGAGTGGCATCCTGCTGAGTACCGCGACATTCCTACTGCTGCTTACCGTTATGGCATTGGCTCTGATGCCGTCAAGCCAAAGCCTATGACGAGTACGCAACGCGTCCAGAAGATGCGCGAGAAGGAAGACGTGGAGAAGAAGGCGTTTCGTTTAGCACGTGAACGCCAGCTTCACAGAAAGATCAAACGCGACCCGTTGACGGCTGCGTTCTTTGGGTCAGCGTCCTAGTAAGCCTTCAATTGGCATTGCATTGCGCTCAAGGATGTTCAACTCATTGGGGTCAAATACTACAAAGTTACGAGCGTTGTTTTGATCGCCACGTGACATCTGGTCAAAGTATTTGACTCCAGTGATTCCCTGCTCTTGCATGATCTTTTGACCTTCGGCAGTCTTTCCAATCTTGAAAGCCAAGTCACCACCAAGGTCAGTTAAGTCAACGCCATATTTTTCAGCAAGACCTTGAATGTTTGATGGCTGATCTTTGATTGGAGCATCCCAATCAATCATCTTTGCAATGCTTTCATCAGGCAGATTCACTTTATACAAAGCGCCTTTTGTTTGACCTTGATACAGCTTCTTTGCTGATTCAAATGCTTTGTTAGCCGAGTCAAGGTCTTTGCCTGAGAAGCCCATGTCTGCCATGCTTGCAGCAATTTCTTCTGGTGTCTTTTGTGTCAAGAAGTCTTCATAGACTTGCATTGATGCGTAATCACCAGACTTCTCAGCTTGGTTGTACTTCTTCATCAATGCGTCTTCAAAATTTGTGTCTCTTGGTGTAAAACGCTTTGCAACTTCTTGCTGTTGCGCAAGGTATGTTCCTTGACCATACATCTGAGCGCCTTCACCAGTACCAATCTTAGCTGCGTCAAACTTATTGAAGATGTGTGGTGAACCATGCCATACATCCATCCGCATAGGCTGTGGCGTAATGCCAGACAGTAAGCCACGGTCATAGACCATTGCTTCATTGATGGCATTACCAGCCACACGACCAACACCGCGAGCCAAATCAACAGGACCACGTGGATTCATTGCAGCGCCAAGCTGCTCCATACCAGCAGTCTCCATGCGTTGATTAGACACACGTGGAATGTTTGACAGAATCTGCTCAGTTGTTGGTGCTGCTGGCGCTGACTGCAACAAGCCTTGCACATTTTGTGGCAAACGTGGAGTCACATACTGACGCGCCAATGCGTTGATGTCACCAAGCAAACCAACTGGCGCAACAGCAAAACCACGACCAAGTGACTCTGCGTTGCTCAAAGAGCCGCGCAGTGCATCCATCAAAAGACTGTCTGAGTAAGGGTTTTGTGTTGCCATGATTTACTGTCCGTTTTGAGGCATTGCCAAGTTGCTACCAATCTGTCCACCTGTATAACCACCGTAACCAGCAGCCGCAGCGCGTGATGCGTTAAGACGCTTCATTGTCTCATTCAAGTCCAACAGCTTTTGCTGTTCACGTGAAAGCAAGATGCGACCAATCTCATTACGCACTGGCTCTGGTGTCTGTACCTTGCTCATCAAAGATGAACCAGCAGAGATCATTGCTGGCACATTGCCAGAACCAGCAGCAGTTACGCCTTGCATCAATGGAGCAACATCTAAATCATTAGCACCAGCCAAACGTGCAGCAGTCTGAGAACCGCGACCAGCAGACTCCATGCCCTTCAATCGAGCTTCTTTGGCAACAGCAGATGCAAACTGACGGTAGTCATTGCCAAACACTTCGCGCAAACGGTCTTGAGTTGCTGGCTCTTTCCACATCTTCAACAAAGATGTTTGACCAGCCTCAGTACCTGTCTTTTGACGCAAGGCTTGCAAAGCGCCAATCTTGTAAGCATCCATCTCTGATGGCGTGAAACCTTTTACCAACTGTTTCACGTCCATGATGTCGCCTGTCAAAGCCTTACGACCAGCTTCAGCAGCATCCATCATCTGAGAAGGACCAGCCCAAGTCTTCATGGCTTGCGTGTAAGCAGATTGACCACCAACCTTTGGTGATTTGTCTTCAAGCAACTTTACAAGGCTTGTACGCACGTCATCGTATGCGTTGGCTTGCTGACCACCACCAGAACGCTTCAACGTCTGAGCTGAGTCATACAAAGATTGCTTCAAGGTGTCCAGCACGTTCATTGGAACTTGCTCGCCAACCTTCAGCTTAGACAAGTCAAGAGTCTGGCCTGTCTTAGTTTCAAACAGCAATTCAGCAGCACCTTGAGCGCGTTTGGAACGGTTCAAGACATCCATCAATTGGTTGTCAACAGTGATGACAGCATTGTCAATTACGTCATAGTAAGGACGTGAAGCTGCTTGACGTTGTGCCGCGAATGATTCAAGGCTTCCAAGAAAATCAGCGCCTTGAGTACCGAGTGCAGTATCAGCAGCACCCATCAAGCGACCAGCACGACCTGATTGGCGTTCACGGATTGCGCGTTCCAATGTCTGCTTAGTCTCGCCAGACAGTGTTGCAACTGTGTCCAGCAATTGACGTGTGTTAGCACCACCAACGTCAGCAATACGAGCTTCAGCACCGAGCTTGCCCATACGAGCTTGAGACATACCCAAAGCACTAGACAGCAAGTCTGGTGGTGTGTCACGCAGCAAGGCTTCAGCAACCTTCTGTTCAGCGTACTTGCTGGCTGCTTTGTCAGATACACGACCAGCGATCTGACGACCACCAGCACCGAGTACAGCCATCACAGGTTGAGAGATTGCACCAACACCAGCACCAGTTGCGCCAGACTTCAACACATCTTTCGTGATGTCTCCAATTGATTCAGCCTCGGTTGAACCGAGTCCACCAATAAGGCCATAGCCAAGTCCAGAAGCGCCAGCTTGAGCAGCGCGTTGACCTAAACCCATAACCTGACCAGCAGCAGGAGCGCCAGCCAGATACTGACCAGCTTTAGCAATCATTGGTGCAACGTATGGCTCTGCCATCTTGCCAGCAGCCTGAACGCCTTTGGTTACACCTTGCGTTGCAATCAATGGCAATGAGGCTGCTGTTTGACCAGCGGCAGACAGCCAAGGGCTTTCCTTGCCAAACGACTCACCAGCGCCGCGAACAATGTCACGACCTTGACGGTAAGCCTCAGTCAATGGGATGCCTTGCTGAACTGCTTTAAATGGAGCAGACACAGCACCAGCAAACTCATCAAAGAAGCCAAATGATGGGCCTTGAAGTGCATTAATGAAGGCTCGTTCACCTTCAGGCTTTGCAGCTCCTTGCTGATAAGCAGGAGACTTCTGTTCCGCTAAGAACTTCAAGATTTCGTTTGGCTGATATTGGTTCTTTAACGCTTCATTGACTTGAGCGCCAACAGTAGGCATCTGAGCCAAGAACTGGACGATCTCATCGTCACCGTAGCCAGCTTTACGAGCCTCAGAGATTTTTGTTTGTAGACCGTCCATGATCTTGTCCTTATTGTGGGCCGAAGATTGAGCCTAATGGCTTGCGTTGTTGACCACCAACATTAGCACCA